AACGATCAGTGGTGCTTTAATAGGTTGCATTAGGTAGCTCCTTGGATAACGGATGGATTGAAGTTGATTGCCTCTTGATCAAGGCGTTCGATGTCTTCGTCGGTGAGTTGATCGTCCTCCTGATCCCAGTAAGCGCCCTTTTTTCGGTTCGAGGTAAGGGGCACTACTGAGAGGTTCCAGTGACGGTGAACCCCGCCAGCACAGAGAGGCTTTATGTGATCGACCTCATGAGGAATACCTGTCTTCGTGGTGAGTAATTGGGAGAGAACATAATCGAACTTGGTTTCGCCCCGTACCTCCATACGGGAGTGGCCCCTGAGTAGCTCGAACTCAGAACAGGGTGTTCTTCGTAAGGCGTTCGCAAGGCCAGAATCTTGGGGGTTGTTCTTCCGAAACCTCCTTTTCAACCGACGCGCACGGTCGCCGCCTCGTCGGTAGCTTTCCACCGATGCGGTATTCGAACAGGATCGACATTGAGAATGCCTGCCCATCTTCCCCATTTTATTAAGGTGAAACAGGTCGAGGTCCTTCTCTTCACCACACCGGGTACATATCTTCATCAGTGGGTTTGACACCAATTATCTCCTATATTTGCTTCCCCGGTTAGTGGGACGCGGATGTTGAAATAGTCACCAGCTTTGACGATGCACTCGACTGCTACCTCTGCCCATTCCTCAGCGATGTCTTCGTCGCACTCGAATTGGATTTCATCGTGGACGTTGGCCACAAAGGCGACCTTGTTGGTCCACCCACGGCGTTGACGCTCGATCTCACACTCGACAGCCCACCGTTTACACACTAAGGCACCCGCAGATTGCAGCAGGGTGTTCAGGGCAGCGTGTTGGTGACGAACGTGAAGGACACGACCATCGAGGCCCTTGAGGAACCCTTGGGCCTTGGCCTTCTTGGTGACGCCGTTGATTAGCTTCTTGAGGGATGGGAGACCCTCTAGGAACCGCTTCTTGAGTACGCCACCCTGCTTTGCGCCTTTGCCTACAATGGAGCCGATCTTTTCGTTCCCGGCTCCATACAGGAACGCATAGATGAACGTCTTGGCCTGATCACGATTGGACAGACCAGCGGCCTCTTGGTTCGCCGTATGAACGTCACCCTCGACAACCTCACGGGCATACTCAGGGTCGTTCATGAAGTGAGCCAACATGCGTAGCTCGAGGCCCGATACGTCCACACCAACCAGCTTCTTGCCAGCAGGTACGGTCCAGATAGACCTACACTCTTTACCAAACGGGGCCTTGACCGAGGGGGTCTGAGCCACGTTAGGGTTGGAGTGTGTCATGCGTCCTGTGACCGCGCCGTTGGTTACGACACGTCCGTGCATACGACCGGTCTCTTCGTTGTACTTCTTGAGCCACGAACCTTGGCCCTCGTAGAGTTGACCAATACGCTTTTGAAGCATCAGGTAGTAGGCGATCTGCTTGGCCTCAGGGTACGGGAGTGACCCCAAGATTTCATCGTCCACCTTCGGTTGCCCGTTGGCGGTGAACTCTGAGGGTTTCCACCCACGGATTTTCATGAGACGATCTGAGATGTGCGCTCGTGATCCGGGGTTGAAGACGTTGAGCTTCACCTTGCAGAAAGGCGCACCCTTGACCAACGAGTGACGCTCGAGAGACTTGTAGTTGATCGACCGAGCGGGGACCTTTGTTTCAACGTAAGAGAACCACGGGTCGAACAATGACTGTAGCTTGCTTTCCACGTCAGCCCGTTTTGTCTGCAGCGTCTTGAGCAGATCGAGAGCGGCCTCATAATCAAACACAAAGCCATGAGCTTCCTGTTCCTTGAGAATGTAGGCTACCCGATGCTCAAGCTCGACACATCTAGGGTCTATTTTCTTCCCATTGATCATCTCTAGGAACTTCAATGTAACGAAAACGTCCTGTTCGCAGTAGCTTTGCATCTCAGGGTTCCACTCGGCCCACGGATCGAGACCCTTAGCCTTCATCTCTTTGGAGTAGTCGCCCTTCCACGCACCGAGGCGTTGCCCCCATGCTTCGAGGCCGTGTGAGCCTCTCAGGTGCTTCTCTAGGCGACCTGTGGCGACGGCCTTGGCGTCACGGTCCATTAGGTCAGCCCAGATAACTCGGGACATGACGAGGGTGTCATAGACCTTCGATTGGTCAATCTGGAACCACGGGTGAACCAGTTGGATCGCCGGGATGTCGAAGCCGATGATATTGTGACCGATGATCTGGTTGGCTTTCATGAGCAACGCAAGGCCTTGCTTCACGGTCAAGGATGACGTGACCGTTGCGGTCTCGTGGTCATAGTAATGATCGGTACATGAGTAGGTTTGCCCCGTGTCAACCTCAGTCAGCACGAGGGAATGGATGGTGTCCATGGTATCGAGGAGGCCGTTGGTCTCGATGTCAAATGCGTATCTAGCCATTGGTAACTCCTACGATATGGGATTGATTAGTAATCTGAGAAGTGGTGAGCCATATGACGACGCTCACGATCTTCTCGCTTCTCTTCTCCGGGCAAACGGAAGTCTTGGACCAACAGCAGCGTCTCGATTTCCACTTCGGTCTCGATGTAGGAGGCGTGGTTAAGCAGGCCCAGGTTCCTTTTTCTCGTCGCCCCGTCCTCTGATTTCCTTGAGTTCCATCTCAATAGCGGACACCTTTCGCATGGTTAACCAAAGCGCCCACACGATTGCGGCGTATAGGAGCAGGCCTAAGATTGTGATGAGGTATGTCATGAGGACATCATCTCCTCTTTGAGAGTGTACCGGACGTACTTCTGGCTGGTAACAGGGTGATACTTGACGTGCGACATGATGTGGTTGCCACTCTCACGTAGTTCCTGAACACGCTTGGTCAGGCTCTGGATGGAATACTCGACCATGGCTTCACGCACGGTGATTGATCCTGCCTTCTTTAGGTGCTTAATGATGATCTGGTTCTGTGTCATACCGGTTTTCCTTTTCCAACCTGAGTGTTCTAGGGATTTTGCTTTGCGCTGGGCCTCGAGATACTCGGGCAGCAGCACAGGGTCTCCGACAGCAAGAACGCATAGTCGCTCCGCAGAATCGAAGACCCCGTCGTGATCGTCAGTATTCATCCGAGCGGTCCGTGAAACCGTGACTGCTACCATCAGCGTCATCGTCGGATGGCTCTTCGCGTTCGAAAAGCTGACCATCGTCTTTCCCGTAGCCGAAGTAGATAACCTCACCAGTAGAGTTTCCGGTGTACCGATCCTTGAGGATGCGGAAGGTGGTCGTCTTTCGCCATTCGGGGTTCTCGTGTTGCTGGTCTCTCTCAAGGCCAAACATATAGTGGCACCAGTACCCGATGGAGCGGGAACCCTTGAAGTGCCTGATCATGACGCGGCCGCCCTCTTCGTGAGGTTTACCCTCAGGTGTCGCAAGGTGGCTGATCATGATGATCATGATGTTCAGTTCCTTAACCAGAGAACCCATCTCAGAGGTGATGCGTTCTAGGCCCTTCCGCTCGTCTTCCTCAGCAGCCGCAAGTGCCGTGAGGTGGTCGAGGTAGAAGATACGGATACCCTCGGAGTGGGCTTGGAACCGAATCATTTCACGAATGCGGCCCCACTCGGTGGCACCAAAGCTATCAAACATGAAGATGTTCTGCACGTCGCCGATGGTATCCACAGCCGAGCACAGTTCTTCATCCGTCCATTCTTCCTTATAGCCTTTGGGGGTAATCCGGTCGAAGTTGGGATGATCCTTGAGACGCGGTATGTGGAACCTACGACCCGCAAGTTTCCCTGCGATGCGCTTTCCGGTTTCCTCAGGCTGTTGCTCCATGAAGAACAGGCCAACCTTCTCGTTCAGCGTCACAGCATCATAGACGACCTGTTGAGTGAACCAGTCGGTCTTACCGACGCCTGTACCTGCACCGAGGCAGTAGATTTCGCCGTAACGCCGACCATAGGTAAGCTGGGTGAGGCTGTCAGAGAACCATGGGATGCCCCACTCGATGGGCTTCTTGATCCCCTGTTTGATTTCGCTAAACGATACCATGCCATCAGGCCGATAAGGTTTAGCGTTCCACATGGCTTCCACCACTTCCTTACCCCGACCGAGAACATGGAGTTCGTTTGGGTCTTTCAGTGGTAGATCAGCAATAAAACCCTGACCGGGCTTCATGATCTTGGCACACTCGATGGATGCAGCACGTCCTGCCTCGTCCATGTCAAACATGAAGATCACCTTGTCGAAGGATGAGACAAAGTCGAGGGAGGTCTGAATGGCCCTGATAGCACTCTTGCCACTCTTGTCCGTACCGTTGGGCAGGGACACGACAGGCCACTTGTTGCCTTGGAGTTGGGAGACGGTCATGCAGTCGATCTCACCCTCGGTGATCACGAGCATCTTGCCGCCCGGTTTCCATAGGTGTTGACCCCATAGACCCGGCTTCTTATCACCTAGGTGCAGGAAATCCTTGTTTGGGTATCGGACCTTCTGAGCGATGACTGTATTGTCTTTCTTGAACGCAGCAATCTGGACGGTGTTACCCTTCCAATCTTCACTGACGCTGTAGCCAAACTTGCGACAGGTCTCTTCTGTGAGACGACGCTTGCCGAGGGAACGGAACTCGCCTGTACGCAGCAAGCCCGCTTTCGGACGGGGCGCTGGGCGGCTCTCGGTGTACACTCCCTCGGCACCCTCAGCCTTGCCGTATGTGTCACACGAAAAGCAATAAGTATGCCCATCGGTATATACGGCGTTGGCATCTGAGGACCCACATTCGTCACAGGGGCCTTTAAACATTAGAACACTATCTTCGGCGTGATCATCCATGTGTTTTGCCTCCTGAGCGTTTTTGGGTTAAATCTAGGGTGTCGGGTAATCGGGGGTTGGGTTGTCTGAGACGGTTGCAGCGGGATATCTGTCCTGTAGAAACTGGACCAGATCGTCTATCGCTTGCCATTGCTCGTCGGTACGGGTGAGTGCCCGTTTTCCTTCTTCGTCAAGACCTCCGACGACGCCGATGGCGACTGAGAGATCGTCTTGTCCTTTGGTATGGGAGCCACAGGTTTCGATGTTTCGGCCAAGCTGGATTGTACCAGTGCCCAGAACGACAAAATGCCACCCAACCCCAAGCCTACCTTTCTTACAGTGGAGGACATCTAGTTCTCTTATGGTTAGTTCGAGTCCAGGCTTGGTCAGCGTGTCTCGTACGGCGATGAACCGAGTATCAACTCGATCCGCCGTCTTGAATAAATCTGTGCGGAGCATCAGTTTTCCTCGAGCCATTCTCGGGGAACCTTTGGTCCCTTAGCATACAGGAAGCCGTGTTTCTCACACCAACTGGCGTATGTTGTTTTGGATTGCTTGGAAATCTTGGCGTTCGGATTTGAGAACAGAAACCGAATGTCCAAGTGTGGGTGTTGACGCTTGATGAGGAGATGCTTGGCGCGATCATCCACAAGGAAGCGACCCTTGGTTTCGATGATTAGAGGATGACCCCTAGGTGTACCGTCGGGCCTGTTGTAAACGCGGAAGTCTGGCGTGTACTTTGAGACCCTCGCGGGTTTCTCGTATTGGATCGCCTCTTCCTCGTAAGTAAACTCTAGGCTGTGTCCCGTAAGGTCCTCAGCCGTGTCCTTCTCTAGTCCAGATCGAAAGCCATACTTCAGAGCGACTTGTCGTTTATTCGTCATGTGCAAGCCCTCCCTTATCGTAAGGAATGGTTTGGCAGGCAGCCCTAAGATACTCGGCATCCCTACGCTTGTGCGAGGGTATTTCACCCCCGCACCTGCTGCACTCTCGTTTAGTAATCGCCATCGTCGTCACTATCATCAGTGTCGTCGGAAGGGTTGTTACCTGTGTTAGTGTCGTCCTCGCCGTCGGTATAGTCGCCTTCGTCGGGGCTGGTCGTGTAACCTTCCTGAGCCTTGAAGCCCATCGAGGATGCACTCGGGCCGGAACCTGAGACCAACTCGATGATCTGAACGCCGAGCGGCTGGAGGCTGATGCCTTTCTTGGCACCGGCTTCCCATGCGTAGACTTCTACGGACACGACATAGGTCGAACCGCCGAATGGGTTT